CAAAGTCATTCCTTGATTTGTTTCACGTAAGTATTTGAAAATTTCAAGTGTATCTTTTGCTACAATAGGATCTCCTAAGTTTCCGCACATATTAAGGAAATGCAACTGACGAACAAAGTCTCTTGGAAACCAATTTACAAAGGTTCCTAAATCTATTTCTTCTAAGTCAATACTGTCTAATAACGGTCCACCATGAATACGTCTTGGACACATTGGACAACGTGCTTGACATTTAGATGTAATTTCTAAATGTATTGATCTAATATCTTCATAATTATACATTACTTCTGATTTAACCTTTCTAATGTTCGCATAATAGTTTCTGTGTTTAATGCTACATTAACTACCATCCAATAACTATCTGTGAAACTACTATTAAACAAATAATGCATACGTTGAGTATCTAAGAAATACATTCTTCCTGTTTCCCAATGTAGTGTTTTATCTTCATAGACAAAATTAAATGAAGGAGGATTAACATTACGTAATGGCATAATTAGTCTAAAATCTTTAGGAACACCAGTCATGTAATTCCAATCTCTGTGTGGAGGGAAAAATCCTCCTGGTCCAAACTTTAAGAAATGTGTTCTATAATAATATCCGTCCCAAGGTTTTAGTATATCATATATTTGTTTATTGAGAACAGGTGTTGGAACTTTGAAATCTTCTTCTTTATAATTTGTGTCATTCTCTTTATTGTATTCGTATAAACTATCTAAGTCAGGAACACCCGATAAGCCTCCATCAAGGCTTGTAATACTAAGTCCCCATCTGTTTACATCTTTACGTGGATTGTATTTGACCCATTCAAAGTCATTTGCCCAAGCAACTAATTGCTCTGCATCAGTAACTACGTCTAATTCGATAAAATTTCCGTATTGTGTAATAGTTTCATAGTTCATTTTATTCCACTAATCATATACCTTGTATATTTAGGTAGTACAATTTCCTCTACATCATAATCTTTAGCGCCAACTGATTCAGCAAGTTCGCCTGCACTGTTTACACAGTTAATGTGTTCTTCAAGTTCTGAATAATTATTGCTTTGCATAACATACATTGTACCTTCAGGTATATTATCAAACCATTGTTTTAATTTGACTTTATCTACGTGTTCACAACTTGTATTAATCACAATGTCTGTATTATACTTATCTGTACACATATCACCTGTATGTGCAGTAAACCTACCTTCCATCTCTTGGTTTTTATTCATAGTCTTTGCTGTTTCTTCACAGGCAGGATCTATGTCCACGGACCGTATATTGCATATATCAATGCAACTATTAAAAAGTAAACTGGCAAGTACTCCATTCCATCCTCCATGAATTGTTATTGAATATTGTTTTCTATAATCACACTTGTATTCTAACATTTTAACTAATGCTTGTTTACTGCGTAATTGGCCCTTCCAAAAACTTTCAAGTGTACGATCACGATCCTCGCTGTTGCGAATAGCATCCATCCAGAACATAATATCTTCTAATTCTATTTTCATTTTTTTTCTTTCGGTATTTTGCTATCTGCACTGCTTACACAACTTGGTGTAATACAAGGCATAGGTGTATCAAACAACTGAAACCCATCTGTAATAGTTCCCAAAGGAACATCATGACAACTATAACTACGTTTTACCTCGTTACCTCTAATAATACAACTTTGATATCCTGCATTACAGTTCCAACCTTTAAATTTGTTAAATCCAAACGCATTAAACCTTTCTGCTTGATCAATACTGTACTGCTGACCTGTATTGTCAAATAATACTACTTGGTGTTCTGTTTGTTCGCTGTCATTTTGTAAAATATGTTTTTGCTCATCTGTATAACCATCAACAATAAATGACGCAGTAGGATCTGATTGCGGCTTAAGAGTGACGTGCAATCCTCTTTTAATAAATCTTTGACTTCTTTCATAGTACTCGTCCCATAGTTGCGGAACCATAACTTGATTAATTGTAATACCTACACCATTATCTTGTAAGTACAACAGTTTGTTACCAAATTCCTTTTCATCTGCAAATTCTGCGTGGAAACTTGCAGTAATAGTTCTTCTATCCATTACGTTTGTAACATCTAACCATTTATCCCACCAGTTCTTTGCAGGACTACAGTTACTTGTCATATGTATACTTAGGTATGGACTTTCAAAATCTTCATAGTGATCGATTAGTTTTAATAGATCTTTATATGCTGTAGGTTCACCTCCACTAAAACTAAAATGAAATCTATCAAACCCGTTTGCTCTTGCTTGATATTTGATTTCATCTATAGTATTTTTATAAGTTTCTAAATCATAGTGATCTGGTTTATCTGTATTTGCATACGGCCAACAGTAAGAACATTTATAATTACAAAAACGACCAATAATCCAACTAACAGAAAACAACTTTGTATCTAACATTGTTTTCTGACCAAACTTAACTATGTCTTTAAATGGAATCGTTGTAGTCATTAAACTGTTCCTCTAACCATTTAAAATCGTTTATTTTATATAACATTTCTTTATCGTCTTTGTGTGCTTGACCAAAGTGTCTACCTACCTGGGCACCATGAATAGCATATTTGCCAAACGGCATATCTTCTCCTACAGAGCACCAAACATCTAAACGTTTTTCTGTTTCTTCATCTACTTGGCCTTTTATAGTTTTGCTGGCAAGTTTTACACATTCTCTAAATCCACTTTTCCAAGCACTAAACTCGTCTGTGTTAAAAGCAGTAATATTTGAAATTTCAGGCATTGCTTTAAACTTACTACTAATACTTGTCGTCATGTCGGGTACGGTGACATCCATATTCAGTGTGAGTGATCTCGGTAATAACTTGACACCACCGTACCCGTATTCCAAGTTGTTGATAGGATTTAAACTGCGCCATACATGGACTGTATCTAAATCCCACTCGGAAACCTCGTAATTAAATTGAAATCCTGTAGATAGTTCAGCGTCACCGTCTACTACCCAGAACATTTTTGTAAAGCATTTTTTAGCCGCGGCAATATGTGCTTGATGTATTCCGTCTACATCTTTCACACGTTTAGCCATTGGATATTGAGATTTTAAAATTTCCCAATTAGCATCTGCATTGGCTTCACCGTAACTAATAAAAACTATATCATACATTCTACTTTATCTCTAATCTTTTCTACTACTTCTTTGTGTATTAACGGACCGTCATGTGCATTATCTCTTGCTCTGTCTGTGTTTTCAAGTTTTAAAACAGATACCATTTCTTTACTGTATTTGGTCATAAAGTCGCCGCCAAAAGTCCAATTAAAAACAGGAACGCCTAATGCATTCCATAAATTAGTTACACTGTTAATATGTAAACTATTTTCATATTCTAACTGGCCGTCTTCTGCTATCCAACGATTAAAATACCAATCACTATCATAATTAGTTCCTGGTATCCAATTATTAACATTTCTATCTTCTAAACGTAAGCCGTTTGACTCTAAATATCCAAAACTCTTTCTTGTGGCTTGTGGCCACTGATTAATAACTGCACGTGGTCTTACAAATTTATTTTTTACAAATAACTGTGTGTTAAAATTTACAATATCAGGACCTGTACCTGCTTTTGCTAAATTTAAAATATCTATACCTAATTGCTTGCCTAAAACATTACACCATATTTCGTTTTCATATAATCCAACACCTTCAGTATAACTACAACCAAGAACAAGAATGTAATCGTTTAGAGTATCTAATTCACGTGTTCTGTAACCTAAACTATTAAATTCGTAAAATAGTTTATCACGGGTATTAAAGTATTTCCAAGAAGATTTATTGTGGTCATTATAATTTTCAGAGTCGTCGCCACAATACCACTGTAATGTTTTACCAGCAACTTCTTTAAAATATAATAATGGCTCAGTTTTTAAATATTTCATCTTGTATTTCCGTAGTGTATAACCAAGTACTTAGGATTTTTTTCTACTTGCCTCCAAGGATCTATAATAACACTATCTGTTGAATAGTCTAAATACATTTCAGGGTGACACATTAAAACTATGCCGCCAATAGAAGCACTACTGCTTGGCATCTCACTTGCAAGAGGATCGATATAGATTGACGTTTCTCCTAATTCTTTAATGTAGTGATCAACAAGTAGTGCATAACTACCATCGACATAACTTACTCCTGGTTTATAAGAAATACCATTTAATATAATACTACCACCGTATGCATTTTTCATTTCAACAACATATTTTGCAAGATTTTTTGCTTGAACTTCTCTTGCTGTCATAATACTATCAAATATATCGTACTCTAAGTTTAATTCTTTTGCCATATAACGCAATGCAATATTATCTCTTGGGTGACAACTTCCGCCATCTCCCATACCTGCTGTCATATAACGATCACTCATAATTCGCATTGTCGACTTTGACAGAGCATCTGTTACTACATCAACATTAATGTTGCCTTGTTTCTGAGCAACGTCTTGCATCATATTAACAAGACTTAATTTTGTACTAATAAATGTGTTGTAAAAAACTTTAATACATTCACATTCGTCATATGTTCCTATAACATAACGCGGATTGTTTTCCATTACTGTATCATAAAAATCACGCAACTGCTTTGCATCACCTGTTTCACTACCATCGTCGGTGCCAATCATGATCATTTCAGGATTGACCATGTCCCAACCTACAGTACCCATTGCAATTAGATAAGGATTATATACAAACCGTGTATTAGTAACAAGCGGAACAAATTCTCTACGTGTTGTTCCGGGTAACACAGTTGATATTAAAACAAGCAACTGTTCTTTGTTCATATATTTGTTTGCTTCTTTTAATACATCAATTACAATAGAATAATCAAAGTCTTTGGGTTCTAAATGACTTGTAGGACGTCTACCATCATAATCAGGATGATGTGGTGTTGGTACTGCAACAAATACAAT